TATTGATGAGTTGGAAAGTGATGTTAGAAATATGATTGATATTGCTGAAGGTAGGTTTGAGAACAAACGTGACCAATTACAGAACGATTACGAGCAAAAAGCTGATACTATTAGAACAGATGTAGAAAGAAAGCTTGCAGACCTTGAAACTAGATTAAACAAAAAGTTACAACGAGCATTGGATAATCCATTAGCTAATTAGGAGAGATATGGATAGATTACCTTTACAACATACAAAGTGGTCTGATAGGCTAGCCTTTGATATAGCACTACTCTTGGAAAAGAGCGGGGAGACTTTGGATGAGGTTATTGAACGTCATGCTATCACACCAAGTGATATGTTGAAATTCAATGAAGACCCCATCTTTAGGAAGAAGGTTGACATATATCGTAATGATATAAGAGAGAAAGGTGTGACTTTTCGTCTTAAAGCGCGGGCGCAGGCTGAAGAGCTTTTAGTTACGTCATGGCAGTTAATCCATTCACCGGAAGTATCCCCAGCAGTTAAAGCAGATTTAATCAAGTCGACTGTAAAGTGGGGAAATCTTGAACCTAAGAAGGAAGGGATGGATACAGATTCAGATGGTGGATTTACGATTACAATAAACCTTGGTGAGACTACACATAAGATGACACAGGTAATAGAACATGAGGAGGAAGATGCCAAACTTATCGACGCTTCTTAATACATTTAATTCTTCGTTTGAAGATTTGCCAGCCACGAGGTTTGATACAACTCGTCGCTACCATGAGTTTGCAAATGATTTAATTGACGCTGGTGTTAGTTTTCGTGTTAGAATCTTAAAGAGAACCAGGACTAGACCAAGTCAGATAATTGTTATGCTATTGCAAGAGGTTGATATGACACGACCAGATAATTTACCACTTGAGCCACATCAGCATGAAATAGACGATGTCGATAGTGTTGATATAATCGGGTCGTGCCCTAATTGTGGGGTGCTTTTATCTAATAGTGAATCATGTTCTTATTGTGGGGGGAATATAGCACAGATGTATACACAGGAATATAAAGATGACGCAGTCCAGCACTGACGTAGATTATACACCGCATAAAACTACGCGGGAATTCATGCTAAGTGATGCATCAATGAGAACATTGATGGGACCAGTTGGTAGTGGTAAGTCAGTTGCATGTTCATTCGAAGTTGTTAGAAGAGCAACGATGCAGAAGCCTAATAAAGATGGGATTAGAAAAACTAGGGCAGCCGTAGTTCGTGAGACAGCACGTCAGCTAGCAGATACAACAATTAAAACATTTCTAGACTGGTTTCCACCAGGGCGATGCGGGCGGTACATGCGTACAACCAAAACATATTTCATGAAATTAGGGGATGTAGAGTGTGAGGTAATGTTCCGAGCGCTGGATGATGCAGATGATGTAGCAAACCTTAACTCACTAGAATTGACTTTCGCGTGGTTTAATGAGTGTCGAGATATCCACCCTAAAATTATTGATGCCATGTCCAAGCGTGTAGGACGTTTTCCAGGGCGTAAGGATGGAGGACCAACATGGCATGGCATGTGGGGGGACACAAACCCTCCGACGATGGATACATGGTGGTACTACCAGATGGAGCATCTAGACCCAGTAGATGGTGTAAGTGAAAATGATAATGGGTGGGATGTATTCAAGCAGCCATCTGGTCGAGCCCCCGATGGAGAGAATGTTGAGAATTTGCCTGAAGGATATTACAATATAAAAGGTAGGAGTGAAGAATATATAAGAGTCTATATTGATGGTGAGTATGGATTGAGTTCAGCAGGTATGCCTGTATATAAGTATTTCAGACCTGATTATCATATGGCACATGAAAAACTTAATCCTATTGTTAATGGTGTGAGGCCCATTGTAGTCGGGATGGATTTAGGGTTAACCCCCGCTGCAGTCATTGGGCAGCAAGACCCAAGGGGTAGAGCAATCATACTTGACGAAGCTGTCAGCTTTGATATGGGTGTGCAGAGATTTACAAGAACCGTACTAAAGCCATTACTGTATGAAAGATTTCCGGGCAGTCCTGTTACAATAATTGTAGACCCAGCCGGTATACAACGTGCACAGACTGATGAGCGCTCAGCAGTAGACATTATTAAAGCGGAAGGGTTTAATGTCCGACCTGCAAAGACTAATAGTGTATCAGCAAGAGTCAATGCAGTAGATGAATATTTGATGCGGCACGTAGATGGTGATACAGCATTTCTAGTTGACCCTAGATGTACTAGGCTTAAATCAGCAATGATGGGTGGTTATCGTTATCATAAAACGAATGGCTCAATTGATAAGAATAAACACTCCCATGTTGCAGAGGCACTACAATATTTGATGCTTCATATAGGTAATATTTCCTATGAAATTGACTTCAATAGAAAAAGAGATATAAAACAAGTTGCAGCAATAGGATGGACATGATATTATATATCTGGGTGTGGTTTTACTCTCCTTTTCCACGTAGGCGCACCTGGTTCCCTCGATGAGTCACCTCTCGGGGGAGCCTTTTAAAGGAGAAATTGATTGCATATAGGAAGTAATTTGTGTAATATGTCGGGTAATGAAACCAAATGAATAAATCATGCCTTTAAGAGTTGTGGGTAATGCTACTATGGTCCAGCAGGAGCGCGAGGAAGAAGACCGTACGCTTGAAGAAAGACAGAATGAACCTTTATTTTTAGGGATAACTGCTCATTTAAAAGAGTGTTGGGACGCTGCTAAGCGAGCTAAAAAGCCCATTGAGACTATCATGCTTAAAGGAATGCGGCAGCGCAATGGTGAGTATGAACCTGATAAGTTATCTGCTATTCATTCACAAGGTGGTTCTACAATTTATATGGGGATTACTGAAGTTAAGTGTCGCGCAGCCGAAAGCTGGTTGCGGGATATCTTATTAGATACTGGTACTCCACCTTGGGATTTAGGTCCAACCCCACTACCTGATTTATCTCCAACACAGGCTGAAGAGATTGAGCAAGCGTTTGCAGCTAGCGTGTTAAAAATTGTTGAAGTCGCAGGCCAAGCACCAACTGAAGGTGAGATGGCAGAACTGAAAGAGATGGTAACACAAGATTATCGTTTCAAGATATTACAGGATGCACAGAATCGTGCTGACAGGATGAAAGTAAAGATTAGTGACCAGTTTGCTCACGGGGGATGGGCTGAAGCATTTGATGATTTTATTACTGACCTTGCAACATTTCCATGTGCATTCATTAAGGGACCGGTGGTACGACGTCAGCGTCGCTTGGAATGGACAATAGGTGATGAAGGACAAACGATTGCAGAAGCAGGTGAGGAGCTAGCTCCTGAGTATGAAAGGGTTGACCCATTCAAGATTTATCCTGAACCAGGAATTACAAATATTGATGAGGGATATGTATTTGAACATCATCCATTAACACGTATGGAGCTATCCGAATTGATAGGTGTTCCTAATTATGATGAAGAAGCTATACGTAAGATTCTACAAGATGAAAACTTAACAAGTTGGGTTAACGAGGATGTACAGCTTGAGAAAGAAGATGCTGAGCGTAAGACACAGAGTTATACCAGACCTACAGAGATTTTTGATGCATTAGAGTTTCATGGCAAAATAAGTGGCAAAATGCTACGTGAATGGGGTTTAGAGGAAGATGAAGTACCAGATGAAGCTCGCGAGTATGAGGCATGCATATGGATTATAGGTAACTATATAGTTAAAGCAGTATTAAATTATGACCCATTAGGAGAAAAACCATATGCAAAAACATCCCTTATTAAGAGCCCCGGTGCATTTTGGGGTAAAGGTATACCTGAAGTTATTGAAGATGTACAGAATATTTGTAATGCGTCTGCACGAGCTTTGGTTAATAATATGGGTATCGCATCAGGTCCTCAAGTGGAAGTTAACTTGGAACGTATACCCCCGAATGAAGACATTACTCAGCTTCATCCTTGGAAGATTTGGCAGGTAACCAATGACCCATTAGGAGCTAGTGCTCCAGCTGTAAGGTTTACACAGCCAGAAGATAATGCAACCACATTGATGCAAGTATATGAGAAGTTCAGCGCATTAGCTGACGACCACTCAGGCATCCCATCTTATATTTCAGGTGACCTTAATGTACATGGAGCAGGACGCACAGCGTCAGGGCTATCCATGCTTATGGGTTCAGCTGGTAAAGGAATTAGACAAGTAGTCATGCATATTGACAGTGATGTAATTAAAAAGATTGTCCATAGACAGTTTGTTTATAATATGCGATATGACCCAGATGAAAGTATTAAGGGCGATGTTGAGATTATTGCCCGCGGCGCTATTAACTTAGCAGTCAAGGAGACTGTCAATGTACGCCGAATTGAATTTCTTAATGCAACCGCCAACGAAATCGACATGGAAATTGTTGGTAAAGAAGGCCGTGCCGCGATTCTTCGCGAAGTGGCTAAAGGTTTGCAAATGCCTGTGGATGATATCATTCCATCTCGGGAAAAAGCCGGTTTTAGTGAGCGTATGAACGCCCAGCAAGCTTTAGCTGCACCGCAGCAAGCTCCGCAGGGTGGAACTCCAACGCAACCAGACGGCACTCCCAAAGGTGGACGTGAAGGAAACACAGTGAGTAACCGTGTAACGGGAGGTGCAGGTTGATAAGGCCTGAACCAGAGGTTGTTCATGCACTAGGAGCGACTGTTCGTCAGTATCCAGTTCTATTAGAGTGGATTAAAGGATGGCAGTCGCATGAACTAGGGCAGTTACCAAACGTGACTACGAATGTGGCATTAGCTCAGGGACGGTGTCAGATTTTAAAGGAACTCTCAGATTTCGCTGAGAAGTCCCCAGATTTAGCAGCAGAGTCTAAAGGATAGCTGTATTTTATTACGCATACCAATATAGGAGCAATAACATGGCAATACCAGAGCAAGTACAAAAACAGTCAGAGGCAGTGCAACAACTATATGCAGACCTTAACGAGGAGGGTCTTGAGACCCAACCTGTTGAGGGGGAAGCTGTAGTTGCAGAAGCACCCGCCGACCGTGTTGATGAACAAGCAGCTCAGCCTGTACCAGAAGAGCAAACGGTAGCAGGTACTCAAGATGATAAAACATTAGAACAAAAATATAAGACCCTACAGGGAATGTACAATGCAGAAATTCCTCGTTTACACGCAGGTAAACGTGAATTAGCAGATAGGGTTAGTCAATTAGAGAAATTACTTAGTACAACAGTTAACAAGATAGAACCTACTCCAGCTACTCCAGTGGAACCGGAGAAGCCTCAAGTTCTGATAACAGAGCAAGATATGGAGGATTACGGTGATTCTATTGATGTTATGCGTCGTGTATCTAAGGAAGAGTCTAATATGGCTAACAATCGTATAGCCCAGTTAGAATCAGTTATTCAGCAATTAAAATCTAATTTTGATGGTGTGGCACCTCGCGTAGAGCAGTTATCACAACAACAGAACCAGAGTGCTGAACATTCATTTTGGTCTGCATTAGAATCTAATGTCCCAAATTGGAGAGATACTAACATTGACCCGGATTTTCAAAACTGGTTATTGAGTATCGACCCATTGACAGGGATTAGCCGCCAGACATACTTAGAAGATGCACAAAGCAACTTTGATGTAGAACGGGTAGCTAACTTTTTCTCAACTTGGGGAGAAAAGAACGGTAAGCCACGAGCTCAAAAAGGAAAAGCAAATTCTCAAACCCAACTAGAGAAGCAGGTTGCACCAGGTAAAGGTAAATCCACTGGTACTCCTACATCAACTGGTGACCAGACATACGCCCCTTCAGATATTGCACAGTTTTATAACGATATTAAACAAGGGAAATATAAAGGTCAGGATAAAGAACGTGCTAGAATAGAACGCGACATTTTCGCTGCACAGCGAGACGGTCGCATCGTCACTGCATAATAATTATATAGGAGACTACTATGGCATTTGCAGTATCATCCGGTAAACCGGCATACACTGGGAATTTTATCCCAGAGATTTGGTCAGGTAAACTTATTGAAAATTTCTACGACGCTACGGTGTTGGCAGCAATTTCTAATACTGACTACGAGGGCGAGATTAAAAACTACGGTGACACGGTTAATATCCGTACCACACCTGAGTTGACAGTCCGCGATTATGTGAAGGGTCAAACCTTAACGGTCGAGAACCCAGATAAACCCAAGTTGCAACTACTCATTGATAAAGGTGAGTATTTTGCGGCAGTTGAAGACGACGTTGATAGAGTCCAGGCAGATATAAAAATGATGGACCAATGGTCTAAAGACGCTTCCGAGCGTATGAAGCTTAAGATTGACCAACGTGTGTTGGCAGATATCCTTCCGGGTATCGCTGCTGCTAATAAAGGCGCAACTGCTGGTCGTATCTCAGGTAATATTAATGTAGGTGTAGCTGGTACTCCAGTTGCTCTAACTAAAGCTAATGTTATCGAGCATATTATCAACATGGGTCTGGTTCTTGATGAAGCTAACTCTCCTGAGAGTGACCGTTTCTTGGTCATTCCAGCAAAGATGGGAGCTCACATCAAGCAATCTGACCTTAAGGATGCATCTATAACAGGTGATGGTTCATCTCCACTACGTAACGGTCGTTTAGGTATGATTGATAGATTTACAGTCTACATCAGTCATAATCTTAATAAGACAGGTGCTGAGTTTGACCTTATCGCTGGGCATAAGATGGGATTTACATTTGCATCGCAAATGACTAATCTTGAAACTCTACGTTCTGAAACAACATTCGGCAACATTATCCGTGGTCTACAAGTATACGGTTATAAAGTTACTAAAGGCGAAGCGTTGTGTCAGTCCGTGGTCACAGTATAATAGGAGGTTGAAATGGCTACATATACAGATGGAACAGGCTATAACTTAGGCGTAGCAGCTCACGTTGCTTCAGGCGTAAGTAAAGTCGGAGTTCTAGAAGTAACTTTAAACTTCGCAACAATTACTACTGACCGTGCAGCAGCGAGCTTAACAGCTCTAACAGCTGGCGACTTTCTGACAGCGTTACACATTCCAGCTAAGACTATGGTTTTGGCAGTGGGACTTGATGTAACTACAGCAGAAGGTGGCACGCTAACTATAGATGTTGGCGATGGAGACGACACTGATGGTTTCTTAGATGGAGTAAATGCTAATACAGCAGCATCCTACTCTACATCTTTGGTACTGACAGAGGCAACTCCAAATACTGTTACAGGCTACTCAAACGGTAAGTACTACGCAGCAGCTGATACAATTGACGTTAAAACCGTCAATGCAGCTGATGCAGCAGTAATGCGTTTGTGGGCAGTTGTCGCAGATTGTTCGTAAGTTAAACTGAGGTTGGGGGTTTAGGCCCCCGCCTCTTCTTTAAAGGAGAATATTGTGGAAGGACAAAGAAGATGGTTACGCCATAAAGAAGATGGCACAATTTACGGCTGGAGTAAATATCTTGCCGAAAACGAATTATGTGAGGAAGTTTCTGAAGAGGTTGCGTTCCCAGAGAAACATATTCCTGAAAAACAAATAACACGCAAGGCTAAGATGGATTTGACAACTGAAAAAATACCTGAGCAGGGTGATTCAACTCCTGTAGAATTGTCTGCAGAAGCATCAAAAGGATTGCCTAAATGATATTGAACGATGTAGTTACTGAAACCAGGCGTATTCTACAAGATATTGATTCGCCTCAGCGTTATTCTGATACAGTACTTTTAGGATTCGCTAATCAAGCATTGAAACGGATTGCAGTATTGCGACCTGATTTGTTTGCTTATGTAGGTACAGTAACTTGCTCAACTGATGCAGTATTGCAAAATGCTCCATCGGATTCAATCCGAATTATTGAAGTTTACTCAGTAGTGGGCGGTAATGGCGTTATTGAGGTAGACCGTGAAACACTAGACCAGTCGCTTCCAGCATGGATGAATGATACAGCAGCGGCGGCTACGAACTGGATGCGGCATATCCGCAACCCTAATAGATTTTTTATATACCCTAAGTCCCCAGCAGCTCAGCAATTAGTTGTAGAGTATGCACAAATTCCTCCTACTTATGATGGTACAACAACGATTACCCTAATACCAGATGCATATTTCCCCTGTATTATAGATGCTACGGTATTCTTAGCAGAGTCTGTTGATAATGAGCATGTTAATTCTGGTAGGGCTAAATTATTCCATGAGTCCTTTACACAGGCGTTAGGTGTGAGTCTTAAGGGTAGAACAATAACCGATACAGAGGAGTCGGGCACAGATGAGGAAGAATAATGGCTACACGAGATTTTAGTACAGTCGTATCCCGATTAGCTCCAAGCGTGCCTGGGTGTCCAACACCTATCATTGAGCAGTATGTTCGTGATGCAGCAATTGAAGCATGTGAGAGAACTTTATCATGGCGTTATGAGCAGCCTGCATTACGATTAGTTCCCGGTGCTTATGATTATGCATACAGTGCACCCACTGATGCAGAAGTGCATGCGTTTATAACAGTAACAGTAAATGGTCGTAGACTTTCACCCGTTACTCTCGAACACTTACATGATATACAACCAAAATGGCCTGAAGCTACGACAGACGAGCGCTCAGAGCCTAGATACATTACCCAGTTTGATTCGGATAACTTTGTTGTTGCACCTGTTCCAGATGATGCAGCTAATTATGACCTTAAGATGATTGTTGCTTTGAAACCTTTACGCACAGCCACTAAGATGGAAAAATCAGTATTAGACGAGCTAGAAAATGTAATTATGCATGGTGCTTTACAGCATCTTCTTGTACTCCCAGATAAAGGTTGGAGCGATACGAAATTGGCAACATACCATGCAAAACAGTTTTCATTTCAAATTTCAGAGCGCAGAGCAAGAACAAATCTAGGTGCAGCAAGAGCATCTATGACAGTTGAGATGCGTCCATTAGCGTGAGGATATTATGGCCGATGTAATTAAATTAGTAAAAGGCGACGAAAAGCCAGTAATAATTCTGACATTAACTGATGATGTTACAGGTGCTGCGCTAGACTTATCAGCAGGTACAACCGTAGTTACAGTTAAGTTTAGAGCCAGAGGTGGTACAACACTATTATCAACTATCTCGACTACGAAAGTAAGTGGTGGTACGACAGGCAAAGTTCAGTTTGATTTTTCAGGTGGTATATTAGATGTCGCTGCAGGAGCTTATGAGGGAGAAATAATCATAAATTACAATAGTAGCATACAGACAGTGTATGATACATTGCGATTTAGAGTTAGAGAAAACTTCTAGTGAACGTAAAGTTTACACAGTCATTAGATTTAATTCCGTCGGCTACAGCCTCAGTACCAAGCATATCATATGCTAAGAGTGAACCTTCCATAACAGCAGTAGCAGCAGCTGAAACATCAATAAGTGCATCAGTATATCTACCCCCTTTAACAGCATTACAAGCGTTATCAGTTACAGTAACTGATGCTGCTACTTTTGTACCCAACAAAGGTTTTACGGAATCACTGGTCGCATCAGATACATTTTCAATAAATTTTACGTTACCTAGTCTAGCATCCAGTGTAACAGTAGCTTCAGTACCTAATAAAATAATCAACTCGTCAATTGACTTCGATTTATCTGATGCCGACGTTGACCCTGACCCTATTACAGTAGTAGATAGCATTAGTAATCAGCCAAGCAAACCAATAACATCTACTGCAATAACAGCAACAGATAGCATTAGTAATCAACCTGGTAAATCAATACCAGGTGATACGGTAACAGCGGGAGACACTGATACAAAGGCTATAAATCCAGCAATTTCATCAGCAGTAACAGCAGGAGACACTGATACAAAGGATATAAATTCTTCAGCTACATCAGCGGTAACAATAGCATCTTCTCCAGTTCTGGAACCTGAAAAACCATTAGGGTCTGATGTAACAGTAGATTCGACACTTAGTAAAGTATTCAATTCTTCAGTTGACTTCGACATGAGCGACGAAGATGTAGACCCTGACCCAGCTACAGCGACTGATGCTGTCGTGATGGGTCCCGGGAAGAGTATACCCGACACAGTTACAGCAGCAAGTTCTGACGTGAAGAGCGTGACTAACGCGCGGAGCTCTAGCGTCACTGCAGCAAGTAGTATTAGCAATCAACCAAATAAACCAATAACAGGCGATGCTATAACTCCAGGCGATGCTGTTGTCTTAACCCCAGGTCGTGGGCTTTCTAGTACTATTACAATGGCATCTTTAATTAATACAGTTCATTATAATAAGAATCAACCTAATGCAGTAACTGCTGGGGATAGCATTGTAACGACGTTGACTTTAGGTACCCAAGAAAGGCCTCTTAGTCAAGTATTCATGTCTGATGGTGAAACAGGATTTATACATACCCCAAGAAATATACCTGTACCATGCTATAATGACTTGTTAGGTAATGTACACAGTTTAGTGAATTCAGCCAGAGTTCACAGTGATGAATGTGCTGATAGCACAAGATATGAAGCGCATACAGGTACCATTGGTGCGCCAGGTTTGGTTAACGAACCTATAATGAACGGAGGTCTAATTACATATCCTGACACAAGTGGTGCAGGTTTTGTGGTAGACTTTCACTATCCGACGTTGACAATCGGAAACTATATGGCTAACATAGCCCTTATTAACTAGGAGGAAATATAATGTTTAATGATAGCATTAAATTAACGGGTGAGTTAAAGCTTACCTTAACAAACGGAGAGGGCGATGTCACTCAGGAAGTGATTGTTCCGAATACTGTTGTTACCGTAGGTAAGAACTTTATTGCTAATCGCATGAAAGACGGTGGTGGTGGTCATACTTTAAAAGATGAGATGTCCCATATGGAATTGGGCTCCGGCTCAACAGGTGCAGCAGCTGGTAATACAACACTTGAGACTGTAATTACTGGTGGTAGTGGTAATAGAACTGCATTAACTACAGCAGGCGGTACTGTTACAACTAATTCTGTAGCATATGTATGTACTTTTGCTGCAGGTTATGGTACAGGTGCAGTAACAGAAGCAGGTATTTTTAATGCTTCCTCATCTGGTGACATGTTGGCTCGTACAGTATTTTCTACAATTAACAAGGCAGCAGCTGATACACTAGGTATTACTTGGACAATCACTGTAAACTAGGAGTAGACTATGGCGATTTTATTTGCTAATAACGCGTATTCAACTTTAGCATCCGGTATTTCGGATAGTGCTACGAGTATTACGCTTACAACAGGTGAGGGGGCTAGATTCCCTACACCTACAGGTGGTGATTATTTTCTGGCAACGCTTATCGACAGTTCAAATAACCTCGAGATTGTCAAATGTACCACTAGGTCCACGGATGTTCTGACGGTAGTAAGGGCTCAGGAGAGCACGACAGCTAGGGCTTATACAACTGGTGATAGGATTGAACTGCGCATCACGGCAGGAGTTCTGGATGCATTCATTGATGCAGCTGGTGATACTATGACAGGCGATTTGAACCTTGGTGATAATGTTGATATAAATTTTGGTGCTGCTCCAGATTTAAAAATATATCATGATGCATCTCATAGTTATGTAACAGACCTTGGAACAGGAAATCTAAAACTTGGTGGAAGTCAGGTTGATATTGTTGGAACTAGCGAAACAATGGCTACGTTTGTTGATGATGGTGCAGTAACTCTGTACCATAATGATGTTGCAAAAGTAGCTACAACTGCAAACGGCTTAACTGTAACAGGAACAGCATTAGCAACTACAGACACTGATACATCTAATACAGGAACAGTCGATTTAGATTTTGCAGCAAAGCAGAACTTTGTACTGACTCTTACTGGCAATATAACAAGTCTG